GGCTAGATGAGATCCGTCTGGTCAAGGCACGGTAATTAATTTTTTTTAGAAGGATAAATTGTATGAGTAAATTTAATAAGAAAACACGTCAAAAGATGGTCGATGATTATCTGAATGACACAGGTAGAAATACTTTCAAAGCGGATGAGTTTATTACATGGTTGGATACACAGCCAGATCATCCATTACACGCATCGTTTCATGGAAGAGACGGAGAGTTGTTGTGGCAAGCTAAGTTAAACTTGGCACGACAGTTTGTTTCTGGGTTACGCATTGTGATTAAAAGTGAAGTCATCGAATCAGCAGTGCCTTCAATCAAAGTCACAGAATATCCTGCATACATCTCGCCAGTTTCTACCAGAAAACTAGGCGGTGGTTATGAAGCGTTTGACCCTGATAGTGAAAAGTCACAGGAAGAGTTACGTAGACAAGCAGGGGTATATCTAGCAGGGTGGCTAAACAGGTATAGAGGTTGCGCCGAACATATAGGCGTAGACCTAACACCCATTGAAGATATCGTTCGTATATTACGTGATGACAAAACAGTTGCCGCAGAGTAAGCTATCTTTATTAGGAGGTGGTTATGGGAAACGAGCAGTTAACAGAGTGGCAAGCCAAAATTCTAAAATTTTTAAAAACACAGGTCGATAACTTGCAAGACGAGAGTGGGCGTGAAGACGCAAGACCAAGGATACAGCAAGAATTGTTTGCCGCTATGGAAGAACTAGACGATTACGTGGACGCCTTGAGGAGGACCGGAGTCGTTATAGAACACAGAAGAAGATCTTGGCAGGGTGTAGTATGAGCCGTTGGACCAAGAACCAAAAAGAAATGCAAGGCTACAAACGTAAACTAGCGTATGGGTATCAGAAAGTTAGCCTTGCAAAAGCCCCTTGGGATGAAAAGAATAAAGAGATGGGGCAAGTTGTTGAGAGGAAACGTGGAAAAGAAAGGACTAAAAAACCGCGTTAAAAACTCGCCCCTATAAACATAATACATAAAGATATGGAGTTGTCATGGAATTTTTTACGTTGTTAACGATAGGCTACACCCTTGCGGAACATCAGATGTATCTTACTGTCTGGTTTCCTAGCGAGGATGCTTGTTGGGATGTACTGCTAGCTAGTGGTGGGTTCTACGATCAGATCAATGCAACGGAAGGTCATTGTGATGTAAGCGAGGTCGCGTCACGAATAGTAAAGCCAAAATTAAGACCTTGGTAGGAGAACAGCAAATGCCAAAATATACAGTAATAGCGGTGATGGAAGTAGGTTATAAAACCTCTATTGAAGCTAAAGACGATGAAGATGCTTTTAAAAAAGCAGAAGAGTTAGAGTTGGAAGAATTTGAAAATACTGGCAGTGGTAGCTTCCGAATTTACGACACTTACAAAGAAGATGTGGAGGGTGACGATGACTGAGAAAGAGAGCAAGGTATGGGAATACTTGATTAAAAATCGCAAAGCCGATTACGCTATCGTAGCGGATGAATGTGGTGTCGATATAGAATTTGTAAAGAATATGGTATCGCGCATAAGTTCAGAAAATTGGCGTGAAGAAGTTAAGCCCGCCACACGCGCAGCCAAAAGAAGCAGGATACTAAACACAGCAAAAGATCTCGTTACTACAGATAGAGCCGAGCAACATGGTGATGCTGAAGCTAACTTTACGATGATTGCTTCGTACTGGAATACGCACCTTGGCACTATAGATTTTATAAAAGTAGATGATGTTCCAATTATGTTATCCCTGATGAAGATCGCAAGACTGCACGGGGACGGCACAAAGAACCTAGACAACTACATAGATGTCTGTGGGTATATGTCATTGGGCGGCGAAATAGCCGAAACCTAATGGACATTTATACGCTAGACTTTGAAACGTATTACGCTCAAGATTATTCGTTATCAAAGCTGACAACTGAAGAATATGTGCGAGACAAAAGGTTTGAGGTAATTGGACTTGCGATCAAAAAGAACGACAAGGCTACTAAATATATAACCAATATAACCACTATCTCGAGTCTGTTATCGCACATAGACTTCTCTCAGTGTGGTATTCTCTGTCACAATACTATGTTTGATGGGGCAATACTTTCTTGGCGATATGGAGTGAAACCAAAAGCGTGGTTCGACACGATGTGCATGGCTCGTGCTTTGCATGGTGTGGAGACTAGCGCGTCTCTCAAAGCAGTAGCAGAAAGATATGGCGTCGGTGTTAAAGGAACTGAAGTACATGATGCCAAGGGCAAACGCCGTGCCGACTTTACAAAAGAAGAGACACTACGGTATGGCGAGTACGCCAAGAACGATGTGGAACTAACTTACAACCTTTTTAAAAAGATGGGCGCAAAGTTCCCCAAACAAGAGTTAAAACTTATTGATCTTACATTGCGTATGTTTATCGAGCCTACGCTTGACCTTGATCTTGGACTTCTGGAACAGCATCTCGAAGATACCAAAGAACGTAAAGACAAGTTGTTACGCGATGCAAATATAGAAGATAAAAAAGATTTGATGAGCAACCAAAAGTTTGCTGACATGCTACGAGATCTTTGTGTGGAACCGCCCATGAAGATTAGCGCTACGACAGGCAAAGAGACCTATGCTTTTGCCAAGTCTGATGAAGCGTTCAAAGAATTACAAGAGCATGATGATGACAAGGTGCAATCTCTAGTAGCGGCTAGACTAGGTAATAAAAGTACGTTGGAAGAGACTCGCACTGAACGATTTATAAACATATCCAAGAGAGGATTGTTACCAGTTCCTGTTCGGTATTACGCCGCACATACAGGTAGGTGGGGAGGTTCTGACAAGATAAATCTACAAAACCTACCAAGCAGGGGACCGAACGCTAAGAAGTTGAAGAAGGCGATCATCGCCCCTGAAGGATACACTATAGTAGAGGCCGACAGCTCGCAGATAGAAGCGCGAGTATTGGCATGGTTTGCAGAGCAGAACGATCTTACCGCTGCGTTTGCAAATGGTGAGGATGTATATGTAAAGATGGCGTCACGTATATATCAATGTGACGAGGCGGATGTCACAAAGGATCAGCGGTTTGTTGGTAAGACTACGATTCTGGGCGCAGGGTATGGTATGGGTGCTGAGAAGTTTGGTACACAGTTAAAGACGTTTGGGTATGAAGTAGAACCTCATGAGGCCCGGAGAATAATACAGATATATCGTGACGCTAACTTTAAGATTAGCAAGGTGTGGAGAGACGCTAACTTTATGGTTCAGCAAATGTCTAACAACAGACAAACAGCTTTTGGTCGAGAAGGTGTTGTAAAAGTAGACGCATCAAAACAGTCTTTAATTATGCCTAGTGGGTTAAGTATACTTTACGATCAGTTGGGTGCAGAAAAAACCGAAAACGGTTTGGAATATACCTACAAAACAAGGCGTGGGCGCACTAAGATATACGGCGGCAAGGTAATAGAAAATGTGTGTCAGGCAATAGCACGTTGCATTATAGGCGAACAAATGCTAAGAATTAATAAGAAATATAAAGTGGTGTTAACGGTACACGACTCAATAGTTTGCTGTGTGAAAGACAACGAAGTAGCAGCAGCTCAAGCGTATGTTGAGGAGTGCATGAGATGGACACCCGATTGGGCAACAGGCTTACCTGTGGATTGTGAAAGCGGCACAGGGAAATCATACGGAGACTGCGAGTGAGCATAGCACCTTGGTCTTTTAGTAAAGCGAAGGCATTTGATACGTGTCCGAAGCAGTTCTATCATGTGAACGTACTAAAAGAGTATCCTTTTGAAGAGACAGAAGCTATGCGGTATGGCACTGAGTTTCACAAAGCTTGTGAAGATTACATAGGAAAAGATACACCACTACCAAAAAAGTTTGGGTTTATAGAACCTACACTAGACGCCTTGAATAGTAAGAGGGGTGTAAAGGTATGTGAAAAGAAGTTAGGACTAACTGAGGACTTGGAACCCTGCGGTTTCTTTGATAAGAGGGTATGGTTTAGAGGCATAGCTGACTTAATAATAGTTGACGTATTGGCAGGAGCGGCTTGGGTGATTGACTACAAGACAGGCCGATCATCCAAGTACGCTGATAAAGGACAGCTAGAGCTTATGGCTCTTTCAGTGTTTAAACATTACCCAGAGATAACCAAAATAAAAGCGGGTTTGCTTTTTGTGGTTGCAAAGAGTTTAATAAAAGAAACTTATGAAATTGACTCAGAGTCAATTCTTTGGAAGAAATGGTTAACAAAGTATGCTAACATGAAAGTAGCGTTTGACAAAGATGTGTGGAACCCCCGCCCTTCTGGTTTGTGCAAACGTCATTGTCCAGTGTTGGAGTGTCCTCATAATGGGAGTAACTAATGCCATATAAAAACAAGCCTAGACCTTATAAGAAAGAGTATAAGCAACAGAAAGCTAGAGGCGAACACGCTGACCGTATGGAAAGACAACGCGCTCGTAGAAAAATGGACAAGAAAAAAGTAAATAGAAAAGGAAAGGACATTGCACACAATAAAGCATTAAGTAGAGGTGGGTCTAATAAAGATGGCGTAAAGCTACAAAGCCCGTCAAAGAATAGAGCAGCAGGTGGCCGGATGAGTAAGCCACCACGCAAAAAGAAGTAGCCACAAGCTACCACGGAGAACAACATGAAGATAATAAGGGATAAGGCGTTACTGCTCAAAGTTCGTAACCCTAAACAGATAACAACTGTAATCCCAAAAAGTAAGGAAGTGTCTATGAACGAAGTTGTTGTAAATTGGGGTATTGATGAAGTTCATACCTTAAAAGATTTAAATATAAACATCCCGTCACCTATCACTAAACGCTATAGCTGGCCCGGTCAGTACAAACCGTTCGAACATCAGAAAGATACAGCATCGTTTCTGACTATGAACAAGAAGTCATTTTGTTTTAACGAGCAGGGTACAGGTAAAACAGCGTCCTCCATATGGGCCGCTGATTACTTAATGAATCAAGGTAAGATAAATAGAGTATTAGTTGTATGCCCACTGTCGATTATGGAAAGTGCATGGAGAAATGATCTGTTTGCTTTTGCCATGCACAGAACAGTTGATGTCGCTTACGGTTCTAAAGAAAGGCGTAAAAAGATTATAAACAGCGGTGCAGAGTTTATAATTATAAACTACGACGGTGTTGAGATAGTGAAAGATGATATAGCTAAAGGTGGATTTGATCTGTTCATTGTAGATGAAGCAACGCACTACAAAAACGTGCAGACAAAGAGATGGAAGACTCTCAACAGCATTATAGGAGAAGATGATTGGCTGTGGATGATGACAGGCACACCCGCAGCACAAAGTCCGTTAGATGCCTATGGCCTAGCTAAAATGGTTAATCCACTGGCGGTTCCAAGATTTTTTGGGTCTTGGCGAGACATAGTCATGTGGAAAGTCACACAGTTTAAATACAAACCAAAAGACACAGCCAAGGATACTGTGTTTAGAGCATTGCAACCCGCTATACGCTTTACAAAAGAAGAATGTTTAGATTTGCCTGACATGGTTTACACTAAGCGATTTGTAGACATGACAACACAACAGAAAAAGTATTATGAGACGCTTCGTAAGAAGATGGTTATGCAAGTAGTTGGCGAGGACATAACAGCCGCTAACGCCGCTATAAGTTTGAACAAGTTGTTACAAATAAGCGCAGGGGCAATCTACACAGATGAAGGCGATACGATACAATTTGATATTAAGAATAGGTATCAGGTGTTGAGAGAAGTCATAGATGAAAGCAGTCAAAAGGTACTAGTATTTGTACCGTTTAGACACACTATTGACATGTTATCCGACAAGCTGCTGCAGGACCGGGTCACGTCCGAGATCATACGAGGAGATGTTTCTGCGCCTAAGCGTACAGACATATTCCAGCGCTTTCAATCAGATCCAGACCCTCGTGTTTTGATAATACAACCGCAAGCTGCTGCTCACGGTGTTACGCTTACTGCCGCCAATACTGTTGTGTGGTGGGGGCCAACCTCTTCGCTAGAGACATATGCACAGGCAAACGCACGGGTACATAGGTCAGGACAAAACCATAAGTGTACAGTTATACAGATAGCAGGGTCAAATGCTGAAAAGCGTATTTACCGTCTTTTAGATGATCGTATCAACATACATACAGAAATGATAAATTTATACAAAGAAATACTTGACTAAGTAGTATAAGTTACTATATGTCAGTAAAGTATCTATAAATGGAGAACACAAATGACCGTTAGCGTCGATAAATTATTAAAGACTTTTATAAAGATAAGAAGTAAAAGATCTGAGTTGTCTGCAGAGTTCAAAGAAGCAGACGATAAACTATCTAAACAGCAAGATAAAATCAAAGCTGCTATGTTGGACTATTGCAAAGAGCAAGGGGTAGACAGTGTGAAAACCGCAAGTGGTATGTTTTACCGCACTGTCAGGCAACGCGTTTGGACTAATGACTGGGAAGCTATGTATGCTTTTGTAAAGGAGCATAACCTTCTAGAGTTTTTTGAAAAGCGCCTTAATCAAACCAACGTAAGGCAGTTCTTGGAAGAAAACCCTGATCTTCAACCTGCGGGTCTAAACGTGGACAGTGAGTACGTTGTTTCTGTGAGGAAAAACAAATGATGCAAGTAGAAGATACTCCATATGTAAACATTAACAAGGTAGCGGATTACTTCCAAGTATCCGTATCTACTGTTAGGAAGTGGGTAAATAACGATTACATACCTGACGATACCTATATAAAGGTGGGTGAGGTGTATCGTTTTCGTTTAAACGATGTGGAATCAGCGTTGTCAAAAGTAACTAAGTCAGGACAAGCTGAATTCTAATGTCAGGTACAGCGTTTAACAATATAACTCTTGGGCCTTCCTTTTTTAAAATCCAAAAGGCTGTCGATGGTGAGCAGATCGGTGTTACTGCAGAACCATTAAATGTAGTTATTGTAAACGCTGCTAAGTTGGCTCGTACCTATTATGAGGCAGAGTACGATCCGACAAATCCATCTGCTCCTACATGTTGGTCGTCAGACACTGTAGTGCCTTCGCCTGATGTACCGTCGGGACAACGACAGGCTCACAGATGTATGAGTTGTGAGCAAAACATCAAAGGGTCAAGCAAGGGGGGTGGCCGAGCTTGTAGGTACTCACAACGTCTGGCTGTCATACTTGAGGAGCAGATGGATACAATTTATCAACTACGCATACCTGCAACATCGATATTTGGAAAAGCGAGAGATGGTAACATGCCGATGCAAGCATACGCTAAGTATCTTCATGGGCATAAAACAAGTTCTATTTCTGTGGTAACGCAAGTTAGCTTTGATGCTAGTAGCACCACACCAAAGTTGTTTTTTAAGGCTCTACGTGCGCTCAACGACAAAGAGCAACAAAAAGCCTTAGAACAAAAGGGTAGCCCTGCTGCAAGCACGGCTGCATTACAGACTATGGTTGTTTTGGAAAAGACTTCTATAGATAAATCACCGTTCGAAGTAATGGACGGGTTCATATATGAGGAGAACGACAATGGCGGAAGCCAATATACATTTAATTGAGAACGTTGAAGCCCTATACCCAAAGTTAGATCAAACTTATAGGTATGATAATTCTATACCACCTAATGGTAAGACAGTACCTTGTGGGCCAACTGAGGAAAACGCCAAGTTTGAGATGGACTTTAAAATGACAGAAAGTCAGGCTAAAGATCTGTACAAGCATATGGCTAAAGCCTACAAAGCTGAGGCGGCTAAAAATTGGCCAGCTATGCCGAAACCTGTAGAGGTCTTTGATAGAGATGACGAAGGTAACTTTATCGGTTCGGTGCAGTTAAGAGGACAATTTAAGGGCAAGATCACTGATCCACCGTTGATTGTGGACTCACACAACAAGAAGTTACCACCTGAGTTTAGGCTCACAACCGGTAGCCTCGTAAACTTAGGAGTGAATCTAGTCCCTTACAACATGAGTACTTGTGGTGTATCGTTACGTATAAAAGCTGTGCAAGTAATTAAACTTGTCGAGAAGAAACAACATTCTCCTTTTGCTATGGTTGACGACGGTTGGTCTTTAGAAGATGAAGACGACCCATCCACAGTATTTTTAAGTGCAGCAGATACTGCTCCCGTTGAGGAAGACGAAGTACCTGCACCGAAAAAGGTCTCCAAGAAAGCAGAGGGCGCTGCTCCGCCACCTGATGAAGACCTTGCGTCTATTGTTGATGATTGGGACGATTGACAATAGGCACTACCGTGGTGGGGTTTTTATACTTCTCCACTCCACCACGGTATATTTTGGAGCAGCATTATGGAAACGGCAGAATTTTTACGGGGGGTACTAGGTAGTAACGGAAGCTACTGTGTATTCGCTGCGAGAGCGAAAGATAACATAAGAATACAAAAGTTCTACAACACCGTAGAGGAAGTAGAGCAAGCGGCACATAAGTATAATAATGATGGCCTAGACGTATATTTTGCACTCAGTACATTTAAAGAACCTACTAATCGTAAGGGCGACAACGCTCAAGAGCTAAAAGCTTTATTTCTTGATCTGGATTGTGGGCCTTCAAAAGAGTATGCCACGCAGCAGCTCGCTGTGGCCGCATTGCGTAACTTCTGCAAAGATCTCTCCCTGCCTAAACCTACAATGGTTAACAGCGGGCGCGGTGTTCATGTATACTGGCCACTAACCGAAGCTATTTCGGCAGAGGAGTGGATAGAAGCAGCAGAACGGTTAAAAAAGACTTGCGATACAAAAGGTTTGCTCGCTGATCCTGCAGTTACTGCAGATGTGGCCCGTATACTACGCATACCAAAAACAAATAATTACAAAAGCGAATCGCCTCTTCCTGTATCCCTGTTAGGAGTGAGTGCGCTCGAACCTGTTTGCTTGTCTACGTTCATACAAAAACTAGACGTAGTTACAAAAACTACAACAAACGACGTTGACGCTCTCTTTCAGAACACCGTGCCTGATGAGAAACAGATAATAGAAATGTTATCTTTTCTAGATCCAGAAGACCGTGAAGAATGGGTATCGGTAGGGCATAGTTTAAAAGCAACAAGTGAAGATTTTCTACCTATATTTTTAAGGTTTTCAGAGGGAGCCTTTTGCGAAAAGAAACCCGCTAACTATAAGGGCGACGAAGATGTCGTAAAAGCTTGGGAATCTTTCAGCCCCAGTCGCACTAACTTCGGGTCTTTAGTAAACAGAGCAAGGGCAAAGGGTTTTGAAAACAGACTAGCATTTCGTTTTAAAGAGGCTGACAATAACGAGTGTGATATACCCACGTTCCCTAAACCTTATTTTAGAGGTGCAATGGGTGGGGTCTTCCTGCGTAGTAGTAACGCTGATGGAGATATAGAAGAAGAACAAATATATCATCACGATATTTATATCACTCGTCGCTTGCACGACGAAGAACTTGGCGAAACACTTGTCTTTCGCTTACACTTACCCCGTGACGGTATACGTCAATTTACTGTGCCGCTTACACATGTAACTTCTAGAGAGGAGTTTCGCAAAAGTATGGCGCGAGAGGGCGTAACCGCATGGGGCAAAAACTTGGATAAACTTATGGCATATACAACAAAATGGGTAGATGAACTACAACACACATCAACAGCATCAGAAGCGCATAGACAATTTGGTTGGGTTGATGAAGACATGGAATCCTTCGTGCTAGGAGAAAGATTAGTTGAGGGAGATAAAATAACTTACAATCCACCCTCTTCAAAAACGGCAGGGTTTATGGACTCCTTTGAGCCAAAGGGATCAGAAGAGAAGAATATAGAACTTTTAAACTTCTACGATAGGGAAGGCTTTGAGATGCACCAATACGTAGTTGGTGTGGGTTTTGGATCTCCTCTGATGGCGTTAACAGGTTTAAACAGCATGGCGGTACATCTGTTTGGCGGCACAGGTGTAGGCAAGACAACAGCACAGTATGCGGCTATGTCTTTGTGGGGTAATCCAGAATTACTATCACTACAGAAATCAGATACTCACAACTCACGCATGAACCGTGGTGAAGTTATGCACAGTCTACCTTTAATATCTGATGAGATGACTAACGTGACAAGCTCAGAGATGTCTGAGTATGTTTATCAAGTATCTGGGGGTCGTCAGAAGAATAGACTGTCAGCAAATGGTAACGAAGAGCGTGTGCGTGGCAAGCCGTGGAAACTGTTAGCTCTTAGCTCTGGTAACACAAGCGCGTGGGAGATACTGAGCCGTGACAAAGCCACGCCGAAAGCAGAGATGCAGAGGTTATTCGAAATAAAAGTTTTAAAACTAATATCTGGTGCAGAGGACACACGAATTACAGCAGACTTGCACGAGGATATTCAAGTAAACTATGGCTGGATAGGACCAAAATACATACAATGGGTGATAAACAATAAAGAAGAAGCACGTAAAGTTGTGCAGTCTATAAAGACAAAGTTAGACGAAGCGGCGGGGCTTGGACCTGAGAATCGTTTCTGGTCTAACGGTAACGCTGTAATAATAGCAGGGTTGATGATTGCTAAGAAACTGGGGTTTGTTAATTACGACGTGGGTAAAGTGTACAAATGGGTGGTCAAAGAATTAATTCGTAGAAACACGTTTGTGAATGACATTGGAGCTTCTGTAGATGATACGTTAGGTAACTACATATCAGAGAACTACAATAACATACTTAAAATTGAGAGTACCGAGGACTTACGAGGTAGACACGACAACGGTCTAGATCAATTAGTACCCGTCACTGCCGTACCACGTGGGCAGTTAGTGGCTAGGTATGAACCCGATACTAAGGAACTTTTCTTGCGTATCAAACCTTTTAAGGATTGGTGTACAGATCAACAGATAAACTATGCGTCTCTAGTTGATGATCTTAAACAGAAGAAAAATGCAAGGCGTGTGAAAAAACGACTGACTAAAGGCACAGACTTTAATATGCCTCCGCAGGACGTATTACAAATGAGGTTTGAAGGGTTTGATGAACCAGAAAGTAATGAAACTTGACGACCTGAACCCTGATGGGCTTAGAGTTACGATAAACTGGGAAGCTATGGATATAGGTTCTTCGTTCTTTTTGCCGTGTATAAACACAGAAAAAGGCACAAAACAGCTAAAAAGTGTTGCAAAAATGAAAGCATGGGAGTTTGAAGTGCAAATTTGCATAGAAAACAAAAAATTAGGTTTACGTGTGTGGAGAACTATGTGATACACAAGATATGACAACTCGATACTCGATGTTGTTCTCCATTAGAACTGCCCTACTATATGTAGAGTACCCCTACTGTGAGCTGCTCCGGTAGGGGTTCTTTTTCAAAACAAGTTAAAGCCTTGATCAAACTCTTCTAAACTTCGCTCCATGAACGGAGTGTAAGTCATGCCGCCACGCATCTTACCAGTGGTTCTGCCAAAGGAAGCAGCAGATCGTCGTTTAGTATCATTTGTTATTCTAGATTTAAACGCGCCCTCTGGTAACGATTCATTAAATTGATCTATTAAACGGTCTACGTTATCCACTTCTTCAAAATCGCCCTCTCTCCTAGCCATGTTCCGTCTACGTAACAGCTTAGTGCGTCTATTATTTATGGCTTCTTGTCTGCGACGATTGTTTTTATTAAACTCCAAAGCTTGTATATAAGATTGGGGTGCAAATCCTAAACCCTGCATGACTACATTGTAAGGATTGATCTCTTCTGTAATTGGATCGCCTCTACGTGTGGTAGCCCCTTCAGTAGCAAAACGCTCCGCTTTAAACACGTTTCTTGCCGACGCAGGAGATATTGTCTCAAACCCTCTTCTCATAGTGCTGAAATCTCCGTCTGAAAAGCCATTATAAATGTCAGGAATACCTCTATATATCACTTGATTGCCTACACCAACAACTGGACCACCAAATTGTTCTATAAATGTAAAGAGAGGACTTTGATCTTTTTCTATAAGAGGTTTTCGATAGAGAAGGCTATTCATAGATATACGATTAGCTATGTCTGTGCCTAAAAGTTCGTTCGCTAGTCCACCATAAACACCTTCACCTACTAATTTACGTGTAGCTGATTCGAAGTCATCTTCATCATCATCTGCAAACATGTTGTACAGCACTCCGAGAATACCCATTAATGGCATACCACCAAGACCTGCCATGAGTCCTGTCATTACCATAAAATTTGCCAAGCCCTTTTGTGCCGCTCTACGCTCTTCAGGATTCATGTTTTTCATAGAATCTCTTGCTAGCCGGTACATCATATAATATTTACTCACCGCAAAGCGTTTAAATAAGAATATAACGTTACCAAAACCACCCTGTGCAAAAGTAGGACGACCTGCAGCGGCTGTTCCACCTAAAGTAAATTCGGTGTCGTCTATGGCCTCTTGTGCCAGCCTGTCTGCAAAGTCAACGTCCAAAGTTTTGCCATCCTGTATCGCTTTTCTTGCGGATGCAAGGTATGCTGCAATGAACGTGGCCTCTCTATTAAATCGTTCTGAGTGATGAAACATGAAACTCATAAACCTATTGTACGTTTCAAGAGGTGCATCTCTACCGACTTCTAAGGCTTCTTGAGTGTATGATTGGTTAAATTGTCCTTGCGACGTGGCCTTTTCTATAGCCCTATCTAAATATAGCTCTTTAAAATTATCGGGTAAAGCATCTCCAAAATTAGCGGCTGATCTACCTACAACACCCATATTTATCTCTTGAGGTGTTAACGTACCATCTGCCCCCGGAACCATAGCTGTGCGTTTCGTAGGGGCTTTAGCAAATAATTTTACTGCATCACCGTATGCTCTTGTCACATTGCTGATACCATGTTTGCCTGAAAGCACAGGCATGGAAGACATACCAACATCAAAAAACGTAATAAACGCGGAAGAAAAGTTAAATCCCATAGTCCAGCTAAAACCAAAGCTGTTAAGTATTTGAGACCATCTTGGTACATTTGGGGACTGGGCAAACTTTGCTATTTGATTCATCTTCTCTGCAATATTAGCCGTTGAAGGGTCAGTAAGATAACTTTGTTTTGATCCTTCTTCTCTAGGTTCTGCTAACTTCTTTCTAAAACCCTCTAACTTAGCGGCGTACTGCATCTGTACTAGCTGTCTGTTTAAATCGCGTCCTTTTTCTCTTAACATTGTATACGTGTCAAATTCTATGCCACCCATACCCGTAGGTGTGGTATCTCCCAAAAAGCCCCGTCTGTCTGCACGGCGTCTAAAGTTTTGCATAAAAGACCGTTCAGGCATGGCATCTAATGCTAGATCTATTACCGCTTGCAATGCATCTTTGTAATCTTCTTCAGTAGAAAATTTATCTTTGCGTAGGTTCACTGCATCTATAACTTGCAGAACGAATCTAGGTGGAGGGCTTCTTTCTATATCCATAGGTCTAGAAGCTAAAGTTACCTCAAAGTCTGTAGCCCCCGCTTCAGTCGCCCTATCTCTAGCTTGTTCTGCTTTTCTGAGCGTAGGGTAATATTCTATATAACGCTCTCCTGCCGCGTTTTGAGGGTTTAGTAAATCTGGACCAGTGTACACTAGCCTGTAATTACCTTTACGTGTGAGCGGAAAGTAAGGACGTATGACACCTGATTCTTTTTGCAACAGTTCTGCTAATTTTTTCATAGAGCTTACTCTTGCCTCACCATCAGGCAAGGTAGTTTCTAGCCTTAACTCCAATGCTTTTATCACATCGTTGTAAGTATCCTGAAAATAATTTCTTGTTTGCTGGTACAGCTTCTGACCCTGAGAGTCTAATTGATTGTACAGTTCAAGCATATCTGCGTGTTCTGCTGTTCTTTGGGGATCGTTTTTATAAGTGCTAACGTCTACAGAGGGATCAACACGCAAAAAGGTGCTGCGAGGCACAAGATTATTCAATATTCTAGACTGTTCAGGGTTGGCTTTTTTCCAACCACGTAGCTCTGCAGCCAAAGAATTTAATAAATCTGTTTTGTTTCGAAGTGTGCCGCTCATTTCATTTATTATAATGTTTAGCTCAGGTGCAAATGGTATTCTAGTTTTTGCATAGTCAGATAAAATATTTGCAGGAGCGAAAGAGGTAGCTAGTCTTCTAACGCTAGGCACAAGCCTTTCGTTAAATACTATATCTGTAAGATCAACGGCTGCGTTTTGTGTTGTTTCTGGCACTGCGTTTACCACGCTACCTAGTAACTTAGCCGAACCTGATTTCGTTGCATTTATTAATGGCATTCTTGGAGCGTCACGATAATCTGGAGCGGGTGCTAGTATAGCGTCTATTATACGATCCGTTTCTGTAAGAGCAGATGTAGGAGGTAATTTAAGCGCTCTGCGTACAATTTGTCTAAAAGCACCGCGAAGTTTACTCCACAAAGAGGTTTTACCATCACTTGTTTTTGTCAGTGCTAACATTGTCTGGAACTGAGGATTGCTTAATGTTTCGGCAACAAACTCGTCTAGGTTTCTAGTGCCGTATACTTCGCCGATTTGATCGCGCACAGTGTTGAAGATAGCTTGTAATTGTTTTGTAGTTGGTGCAGACTTATTTGCTATGGAAGCAGAAGTGACTGCGTGGCCCATTTCGTGCAGCAACGTATGAGCATTCATACCAGTATTTCTATTTATAAACACAGTATTTGTTTCAGGCTCAAAGAATCCTGTAACTTCGCGTCCTACTATAGGTTCAAGACTGTCAAGCACTTGTACCTTCGTAGTGCCTACTACTTTGTCAAATCTAGCGGCTACCTGTCTTACCCGTTTTACAGGGCTAGTGACTGCTAGGATACGTAATGCTGATCCAATATTGTTGGTTTCCAACGCTTGTATAGCATCTGGTAAAAGGCGTAAGTCTAATGAAGCTACAGCTTTTTCTAAAAACATTCCGTCTCTAAAACGTCTTGCTGTTTCTGTCGTCGTATCTTCACCTTTAATGATTTTTAAATCAAATTCGTGTAACTGTTGCTTTGTAGGTTTTTGCTTTGGCCCTGTTGCCGCTTTCTCTTTTTCTCTAGCTTCAAGTATTTGTCTGTCAATGTTTTCAGAAGTTGCTTTTGATATTGGATTCTTTGCATAAGCGGTTTCATAATCTAACACTATATCCTGTGCTTGCTGAGACATGTTTGCTTTCACCCATTCGGAAGCTAGTCTAGCATTCTTCCGAGTCATGTCTTTGTAATATAAGTACTCTTCTAAAGGTGTGTCAGCGTCTTTAGATTGACTTTGAGAACCACCTTGTGATTTCAAAGCGCCTATAATTGTTAAGGCGTCTGCAGGTCTGCGTTTTTTAGTAAAGAATATATAGGCGGCTTTTGCCGCGTTATTACGATCCTTGGCTCTAGAGTTAAGCAAGTCCAAAACAACCTGTTTGTCTACGACAGTTGTTGTATCGGGTTCTCCGTCTCCTATAGCATCGTATTTTTTAGCAGCTTGTGTCTCTTCTTTTGATATCTGTCCAACTCTATTTTTTGGCTCTTGTGCAAACTGAGTGTTCAGCTCGGCTTGTTTCTCTTGTTGAGCAACATCCGTCTCTTCCCGTACGACTGCTTTCACTGCTTCAGCTTTTGCTCTGGATTGTGGTGTATCTTCAACAACCACATCTTTCTCTGTTTCAACACCCGCTATACCTGCAGGTATGACTTGTCCTGTGTCAGTCACCTCCATTCCCGGTTCAAGTTTAAGCGTAGGTTTTGGCACAAGAGGCGCACGTAAATTAGGTGGATCTGTAAGGTCTGCGGATACTGTCTCTTTTTTTGGCCCAACGCGAGACAAGACTTTTTTTGGGCCTTCAGCTAGTAACTCTCTTACTTTAGCACTGGTGAACATTGGCGTCAGTGTATCTTCTTCTGCAAGAACACCAGCTTTTGCTAAGATTTTTGCATTCTTTTTTGTTATTAACTGCGCTTTGCCAGCGAGTTCTTTTTCTCTAGCTTTTTGTAGGATAGTTGCTACTTTTTTCTGTTCATCAGTTAGTGTATCTGACTCTGCGCCTGTTGTGTCTGTAGCACCATCAGTAGTTGACACACCGTCTCCCACTGGTCCATCGTCAAGTGATACAGACTCTTCGGTACTCTCAACTCCACTTCCAGTCCTTCCGCTTCCAGCCACGCTAGATTTACCACCCTCAGTGCTTCCTCTAACTCCTGTGGGTTCAGTGGTAGCTCCTCCGATAAATCTATCAATTTTTTCTCCTATATCAGGCGTTTTTTTCTTTACCACAGCGTTGTTAGCGTAGGCTCTTAAATCTTTTTGTACCTCTGGGTCAGCTATATCTTTACCTACTACTTTTTCACGCACTTTTGCTAGTTTGTTTACTCCCAGCTCTGTAAGCGCCTCATCTGTAACTAAAGTAGGTGTAGTATCCTCCGTAGTATCATCAAGTTCACTTGCCAGCTCTTGTTCAGCGTCTTTTCTTTTTTGTCTAACTTCTCCGATTCCTGTAACGGTATCCCCGACTGCACCGACAGTAGATCGCACACCGCCACCAACTAACCCACCTGCAATGGCTGCTTCACGATATTCTGCGATAGCATCAGCACTGTCGATGGCTAATCCTGCTTGAGCGCGTTCAAGCATTTGTTGTCCAACTTCAGTTAGAGATTCTGTTCCTGCGCCTGTCCCTACACGAAATCCAGTTCTGACAAATAAGTTCTTACCTTGTGTTGTAAACAATGGACCTAAAGACCCACCTAACAAGATCTTGTCAGCTATACCTTCAAGAGCTGCTTGTCCAAACGTAGCTGCTAAAGCCGCTCCTACATCAACATTTTTTCTCCTGCCTGCAGCAACCTCATCTTCTTGTCTCTGTATATTGTTACCAAACAAAATCGGGGCAGTTACAGTACCCGCCGCTGCCGCGCCCACAATAAACGGAGCTGTAGGAGCAAGAACGGCTGTTGTAGCCGCCGCTCCAAGACCAAGACCTAATTGTGGTATTTGCTCACCAAAGACTTCACCCGCATAAGTAAGCCCTGAACTCAGCCCCGTTACATCTGTAGACTGCATACGTTTCGGTTGCTGTAATAATAATTCGTTTAGTTCTTGACGAGCGCCTTCTTCTACACTGAGACCGTAATTTTCTAAAAAATCAATACCAGTCTGCTCCCCAATCGTACCTAGAGTCTCGCCAATAGCTTCTTTAAATTGTTTCTTACCACGAGCAAATCCGCGACCTAAAGCCGTACCGTCATCAAATTCAGCCACAGAGCCTACGCCAAACTCTGCTTCTAACTGTGCTGTTGTGTCTTTCCTGTCTTGCTCTAACACTTGCCTCATTCTGGCAAATTCAGTGTCGCTAGGAACATCGCCTTTTATAGTAAAGTCGTATGCTTGTCCTGTCTGCTGGTCAATATAGCTGTATACGCCCATGACATAATCCTAAGTGTCTGCTGTATTAACTTTTTTTGCAGATGTTGATGTACCTGTTAGTAGATCTCTAAGATCTTGCAATTCTTTCAACTGCTTTAACTCGTCAGGGGGTAAACTTCCTTTATCTTTAAGCTTTCTCATAAGCTTTTCATAATTACCTTCACCGTCCAACAATTTATACTTTCTTTCAAGCTCTTCCATTGCAGCTTTATTTTTAGCAGCGTCGATACTTTGTTTTCTAAGGTCGAGATTTTGTAGCTGTACGTTTAGAAGTGCATTGCTACGTGCCGCTGCAGCTTTTTGAGCTGCTATTCTTTCTGACAAGCCTAATATGGCTATTTTATTTTTTCTGTAATCTTTCTTACGTTCTTTTTTAGCGTCTAGTGTGCCTATTGCAGCATCGGCAATACCTTGTCCAATAGTTGGGGTAGGCTTCATAAGAATAGATCCAAATCTAACAAGATCCATAATAGCGTCTTTTTCCTTGTCTTTTTCTATATCTTTAAGAAATTCTAATAATGCTCCGCTACTCTTTGCTTCTATGGCTGCTATCCTATCTAGCTCTGTCTTTAATGGATCTTTTCCGTCTTCCCCGTCTTCACCACCTTGTTCGGGTCTAGATGTATCACTACCTTTACCGCCTACGTCCACTCCAGTTAGTAGATTACGACCACTTACATTAGGTTGATTAAGAGACTCTGCCACTGATCTTGTTACTGTAGCGTTATCTGTTGGGTTTAGATTTGCAATATCTTGCATTGTTTTGCTTGGTACGTACCCATCTAACATGGAGTTTACATCTGCTGCTTGTTGATCGTTAAGAAGACCAGCTTCTACAGACTTTACCAAATCAGCCTCTGTAAGAGGTAGCCCCGCTTTGACCCTAGCTACCATTTGGTTGTAGGTCATCGCAGGGATTGTGCCTTCGTCTATTAATTTTTCTGTTTTAGCTGGTAGGCCAGTATCTATTTCTGTTGCTGTAACTGCAGCGGTTGGATCTGAGGCTAATAGCCGACCTCCAGATAATAGGTTGCGACCACTTAGGTTACCTGATGGCGCTACGGTATCTATTTTAGGCTGCATTTCTGGTATGACTGTTTGATTTTGAGCAGTCGGTGGCATTAAACCTTTCGTTATAAAGTTAAGAGTATCTTCATCCATTAAACCAGAATCTACGTAATCTTTGTAACTAAACAAACCCAGCGCCTCGCCAGACAATTTTGTTCCTTCTGGACCCACTCCTGCCGCTACTTTGCGATTTGCCATAAGGTCTTTAGCTTCGTCCAACGTATTCGGCAAAAGTGCTGATGGAATTCTTTTAGCAGCGGCTATTGCTTTGTCTATAATTAACTTATCGTTAGTCATATTAGGATCTAGAGGTGTAGTTGGTTGTCCTACCATATCACGCACAACACGCCCGTCTGGGTACACGTTGAATTTAAATCCGTCTATAACAACGGATTTCGGTAGTCCTGTGTTAGCTTTTATAACGCCACCACCTGCCATGCGTGTAGGTTGTTTTGGCATCATTGAAGCAATGCCTGTGTTCTCAGTCATGCTTGTTCTTGGAGCCATAGCCTGTGCCATCTGTGCTACCCCACCCATAGGCATACCTGCTGCTGCAACAGCTTCTTGTGCTACAGTAGGGGTGTTAGCCGCTTCAGCACGGGCTTGATCTGTCTGCATACGTTTTCTACGACTTAGCTCACTAAGGATTAAAAACTGCGGTATGTTACCAGACGGTCTTTGTATTTCTTTGACAAGTTGTTGTTGTGAAAAATTTTTTAGGTCGTCTTGTATTTTTAAAATATTCATTACATCATCCCACGGTAGAGACCTAACCCTGCTATACCTGCACCTAGTGCTTGTTGCATTGGGTTGTAATTTTGAAAGTTAGCTATTTCTCTATTAGGTTGTATAGGCACACCCTGTAATATGTTGGATAAGAACCCTAGTTGATCTTTAGTAAAGTTTTGCTGTGTTAAGAAATCTTGATAAGCAGTATCTAGCCCCGCTTGCCTCTCACCGAGCTGTGCTTTACCTATGCCTTCAAGAAGCTGTGCGGCTTGTATATCGCCCGCCCTGCGAGAACCACCCATTGTAGCTAACTGCCCAAGACCTGTCATGCCTACAGACCTATCTGCATCAAAACCTGCTCTGGCATCTCTAAAAGCCGCCTCTCTACCTGCGGCGTCTATATCACCCAACTGTTGTTGTAGGCCCTCTTGAGCAAGGTAGTCAGCAACTGCCGCTCTAGACCCACCAAACGCACCTGCATTCACTGCATCTGCTGCTCTGGCTGCACCCATGCGGTTAAAGTCTCTTATTGCGGCCTCTTTCTGCCTGTCAACAACCGCCTCCATATACGGGTTCATATAGTCTTGAGCCACTTGTCCAGTAAACTGACCGCGCCGTGATATATCTCGTATACCACCGATCGCTTCGTCTAACTCAGGAAGCCCTCTACCCGCAACGTTTCTAACCATATTTCTAGAGTCAACTATGTCTTGAAAATCGTCAGATTGAGCTATTCTTTGGCCTCCATAAGGTTGGAACTGACCAAGAGACTCCGCTTCTGTACGCTTTAACAAATTGTCTACAAACGGACGTGCATACTCTGGTAACTCAGTAATCTGCGTCTGTGTGCTAGATTGTGCTTGTTTATTACCCTTGCCCATTAGTTTAACTCCATTTTATAAGCAATATAGTCTGGCTTCCATCCATACTTTCTGAGCCAACGACCCCAACCTTTTCTACCGTAACCTTCTAAATATTTGCAGTTATGAATTTTAGCATAGTGAGTTATCCTCTCCTGTGCCATAGATAACCACTCTTTCATTCTTGTACCGCCTATCCAATCCATAGCCATAGCGTTGCCTTGTGGGTACTCAATAAGCCTAGTTGTTATAGCTGCTACAACCTCGTCATCAGCAGTGTCTATGACAACCCATAACACTAGCTCGTCTTTTAATATACAATCCAATACATCGTTTACCTCGTATTTACCTTTTGCCGTACCGACTGACTTTTTTAGTACTTTTGCTACGCTGGGCCATATACCTTTGGCATAGTCCTTTGGTATTGGAGAAAATATTAATCCTGTCTGTACATCTTTCATGATAAAGCAGTTCTCATAATATCTTCAGAGTCTATTTCTTTAGGTTGCATACGTGAACCTGTTGCAGCTTTGCGAACTTCTTCGCGCATGTTGTCTAACTTCTTTGCCCCTGCATCGCTAGAACCGTTACCGATCATAGCTACGGTAGGTGCGTCCACTACGTACTCGTCTTTACTTACTAACAAATCTTGTTTACCGTCTATGGTTGCAGGTATTGAGTCACTCATCCCGTCGCCACCACCCTCGATCTTGCCGTCTGCTTTACCAGTGATCTCGTCATACTCACCGCTTTTCACGTCTTCAATAAGATCATCTAGTGCTTCTTCACCATACTCCTCCACAAACATAGCAAGTGCGATAGCAGCTTGTTCTCTAGGCATGTTACCTTTCAAAGCGTTTACAGCGTTGATGATAATGTCTTTTTCGTTGACATCAGGCATATCCATTTGCTCTTCTGGCATATCCCCGCCTTTAGCGAAAGTAGCTATACCGCCCTCAGATAACATTGAAGGATTTACATAGTCTGCCATACCGCCTTGGTTTAAGAATCGTGTTTGTAATTCTGCAGCAGCAGGGTTGCGGAATCCGTAATTAAACTCTGGGTCTACACCCGGCCTGTACCCTGCAAAAGGTGTATTTATATTTTGTTGGATGGGTACTGTTTCTCTTGGTTTAAAAGGCGCTCTTGGGGTTACCTCTTCACCTTGTTGGTTTATGGCGCTTCCAAACATTGTACCACCTGCTAAACCTGCTGTCGCCAGTGGGTTAGCCATTGCTGTTCCAGCGGCTGATTTCAGAGCAGGTAAGACATTATGTGCGCCACCTTTCTGGAATATGCTTTTTGCCGCTTCTGTAGGCACTGCTAGTTTTGTGGTTATACCCTCTGTAGCGCCCTTTCCCATTGCATCTGCTAAAGATTGAAAGCCCTTTGGCGTTGCGCGAGCGGTTGCAGATGAAGCTACACCTAGAGGTTTTGCTAGACCACCTAGTAACTTACCTCCGAAGTAAGAAGTAAGACCTGTGCCTACGGCTTCCTCAAAAGAATCCCCTTGCGCTAGACTACCTAGACCAGAACCGATAGCCCCTGCTACAAGAGGGTTTGCTAGTACCGCTGTTGCCCCTGTACCCGCTAATGCGGGTAAGAATGCTGAACCTAAAAAGCTACCTAAAAGGGGAAGTACCATACTTATCTCCAACAAGTCTGTGTGTATAATAGCATCTGTGTACTAAGATATCCACTCATAAATCTTCTTCGTTTCCTTTGCACGATGGTCTAATCCGTTATAGCCACCATTCACCACTCTGGTCACACGTTTGATTGTGTCATCATTTACACCTTCATCGCATATTTTCCATATATTATTACGTTTAAAGAACCACAAAGCCGAATCCATTGCGTAGTCATTTGCTACAAGATCAGGGTCATCCATAACGTCTGGTAGCCTCATATCGCTTGCAAAAGCTCTATAATTATCTCTGTGCGTGAGTTGTAAAAATCCTCGGCCTCGCCATGCGTAGCCTGATCCTTGATTACCGCCACGGTGTCCGTACACCTTATCAGCAAGGGCTTGAGGATTTCTTGCATACGGCTCTGCCTCTTCTTTTGTTTTAAAATACTTACCAAACACCTTGAGACAAGCATCTACAGAATAGTTTAAGTTCTCTGATGTGTACTTAAAAGATCCGCTTTCATGCACAGTCTGGCCTAGCAAATGTGCGCCTCTTTCTGGAGACAACTCGTAGTGTGTTACTATTGCTTTGGCTGTGTTGGGGCCAAATGCACCATCAGGAGTAACACCACACTTTTCCTGCAACTGTTTTAATGCTTCAAACGCCATCACTTTCTCCTCACAAACTGCTTGTACCCTTTCACACCGAAAGAGGCTGAAATTGCTATACCCAAGCTGTAAAAATACCAGTCTGGTGCTTTGTGAAGCTGTTCAAAGCCCCTGTCTACAATACCCTCTGCACCCGGAATAAATGCAAGCACAAGCGGGATTGACAACACAATAACGAAAAATTCGTCTTTCCAGCTCGAACCGCTGTTTTCTGCCATGATACGTTCCCAATCAGCCACAGACGTCTTTTCAGATAATAATATCTTGGCTTTCGCCTCGGCCTCAGTAAGTTTTAGTTTTGCTTCTGCAGCTTGTTTTGTAGTCTTTGCATCAAGCCAACTACTAGCCAGACCTGCTACTGGTCCTAATAACTGTCCTATCATTGTCCTTTACCCATGTTCGTAAACCCATAGTAAGCCGCAACTATAGCAGCAATACTGACGTAGTATATATTGCTCATGCTTGATAGCATTTCTGATGCCCGTGGTAGCTCCATCCATTCTGTAAAAACGACGCCGAATGGAAATAAAAGCATACCTGTAAGACTAAACCATGCCATACGTCTTTGTGCATCACGTTTGGCATCTGCGTCCATCATAATTCTACGGCGATCCTCAAGCATTATTTCTCGTTCTTCTGGATCTATTTTTCCGTTGTCGTTTAAATCGTATTTTTGCTTGGGCATCTGCGTACTCCTGTATTATTTGCCTATTATACCCTAATATAATTAGTTTACCATTTTTATCGTATGCTGCAAATTTTTTGCCTCTTTCTATGATTGTTGGGCGTTCACCTCTAGGCAAGCTACTTTCATCGAGTTGTGTGTCACTAGTATTTTTGCTTTTTCTGCCTGTGCTAGACATTGTTCTTTATCCGAATAGGTTCCTATCTGATAATAATGCAAGTTGTCTGTGTTTATAAAATGTAAAAATATTAAAACATATATCATGGAAAATAATCCCTCACATCAATCCACTCCATATAATGCAAGTAACCAGCAGCTCCAACAAACGTAAAAATTAATAGAACAACTATACCCGCTATTGTAATCATTAGCTCCTGCTGTGCTATGGCATCTCTTCTAGCTTGCGCTTCTGCTTCTCTTTTCTCCTGCAACACTTCTCTGCGTATCTTTAAAAGTGTCTGCCAATGAGATGGTCCTAATGTTTCAGATATGTACTTTTTTAACTCTTCTTCAGCTTCAGCGGCCTGTCTAAGTTTAGCAAACCTCTCCATTGCAATAGCGTTTACATTCTTTCCGCTAACGCCTTTTTGTTGTAGTTTTTTCTTAGCACTATCGGTTGCATCAAAAAACTGTCCAATTTGTTTAGATAGTGAAGCCACGGATTTGCCTGCGGCCAATCCAGTTTTTAGTCCGGCGAGCAAAGTAATAGGATCGATTTTTACCTCCCATCAGACATTGTTGGGCGTCTTGCTAGAAACTCTAATGTGTTTTCTAAAGTCTTCACTCTAGATTGTAGCTTAACAATCGCCATCATGTGCGAGGCCATCCCACCTACGTCCTCATGGATTTGATCTATATCTTCCCAAATTTCATTATCGCCATCTTCTATATCCTCATAGACTTCTACAAGTATATCGATCATTTCATCAATTTGTTCACTGTTTTGCTGAACATCTCGAATTAAGTTTGTCCTGTCTGTAGCATTGTTCTCTATAGTCAACGTCTCAACTTGCTCTGTTAGCCCTTCAATAATTGACGCTTGACTCGACGCATACCATATGGCCCCGCTTATGGTTCCCACAGTGGCTATAACCATAGTCCCTGCAGTCAGAATATTTACTTTAGGTAGTTCCATCAGGTAGATCCACTTATCTGTGCAGGTGCTGTTACTGTTATAGTCGTAGCTCGCACCTCACTACCTGTCCAGTTCTCGCCACAATCTGGACACTTTCCATCAGGATATGACGCTATCTCTGCAGGTGTATCTACTAAGTTTCCGCAGCTTTCACACTGCACAACATCTGTAGAGGTAGAGGGTGACCACTTTGAGCCATCAGGCATGTTTATAACTGTATCAGACATAACAACTCCTTATGTTATACTAACTGTTACCCCACCCACACCAGAAGTAGCAGATGCAGCGGTTCCAGTCAAAGAATAGGCAGAGTCTGTGCTAACATTTCCAACCTGACCTTGACCTGTGAAAAATACTGGCTGCTCTACTTCTGCAGAAGCATCAAAGGTTATAACCTGACCTACCTGCCCTGTAGCAGAGTTAAAAAACTCAATACTTACTGGCACTGTCACATTAGGATCTATGGTAATTCTAACTTCACCTGTGGATAGCATCCACATATCGCCCGGTTGTAGACCTGCTGCATAGGCTTCTACGTTATTAGCAAACTGTCGTATGCCACCACCTTCAGGTTTTAAATTTAACTCGTTAGCGGTTACTTTGCCCGGATTTGATAGCTGTTCTTGAAAAAGAGAAAAAGCCCTAACGACTTCACGCATATAGTTTGGATCATATTCTCTTGGTGGTACACCAAAGAAGTATCGTGGAAGTGGATTGTCTGCCATTATCTTTTACCATCAGGCCGAATATCTAATCTATTTAAACCTGTTCTCCATGTTGTACCCACTTGATCAGAGCTTATTTTTAAAGCTACGGCTCTACCTCGAACCCTAAGATCTACCTTTTCTGTATATTGTTCTACAGGCACGGAAGATGACTTTACAATATTTGCTGTGTCTGTGCTTACTTGTAAGCCCCCGTTGTAGTTAAAAGCATCGATAGTAAAGTCTGCTTGTGGTGCAGGATTTGTGCTTGTTCTGAAAGTTATGTCGGGTATTAGTTTCCTAACATAGCTAAATACTTCACCATCTCCCAGATCTATTGGAGCAGACTGTATAAACGATTCTAATGCAGCGGGTGTTGCGCCACTTTGGTCGTCTATACCAAACTCATGAGAGTAAAGTTTACCGTCTGTACCTGCAGCTATTGGAAAGTCGTCTATACCCCTGTCAATCCACGCTGTTCGATTAAGAGTGCCGTAATACCAAATATCCATTTCGTAGTTATAGACAACATATTTATCAATATTATCGCTGTTTAATGATGGGTAGAACCACCATATTTCTTGAAACCCAGAATTAACGCCAACAAATATTTTTGTAGCTTGATCATTGTTAATATCTGTTAGTATCTTCTCTTTTACAGTGCAGTTAAGCTGATTTACGTTACCTCTGTACACATAGAACTGATCAACGCCCATCCAGTACACGCTATCTCCAATAGCTACAGCAGCGTTGGGGCTACGAATAGTTATGTTCTCAGACACCCTGTTGATACCAAAAGTATAAGGTGGGCCGATAAACTGCATTGAGTGTAACGCTTGGTCTGTAAATACAAGTATCTCTTGTCTTGTCTCAACAGCTTGCACTATGGCTGTACCAGAACCTATGCGAAGATCTCCTGCTGTATTCGTAGTGCTTGGTGTCCAGTCAGCAGGGTTTTCTTGATCTGAAAATCTAATAAGCAGAGGGTCTTGAGCGTTGGAGCCAATAGGATTGCATCCAAAAGCTATAACATGCCTATCGATGTCCGATACCATTACCTGTTTTGCGATTGTTGGTGTGTTGCTTGCGCCTGTGAGAGAGGATAAGTACACGCCTCTTTGCGCTGTTGTGCCAGAAGTATCCCAATAAAATACAGAACCGTCTCTTATACAGAAGACTAAATCTTCTCCAAAAGTATCATGCTGCCAAAGTCTTAAATTTTCTGACAATACATTAATTGTAGCTCTTGAGTTCCAAGCACCTCTAGACCAAGTACCTGCGCCCCAACCGTTGCCAAATGTAGACGTATCTACACCTGTCTGCACTTGATAGGCTGCAACTGCAGAGGAACCACCTGTGTTAGTATCCCCTGACGTGGCAACAACTAAAGCTGCGCTGTCGTCTATAACTCCATTGTTATAGTATTGATTTACGTTTGTAGTAGCTGCTCTAGCATTTATCGTATATGTACTTGTCGTTGGAGCGGTTTGAATCTGATACTCTTGATTCAGGACATCGGCTGTTATAGCCCCACCTAGACTAGCGGCTCCGCTAAAAGTAACAAAATCCCCTACCCTAGCTTCGTGATTTGTATCTGTTACAGTTATAACACTGCTACCTTGACTAGCAGAAAATGTGACATCTCCTGCTGCAGTGGTGTTTCTGATAGGTGTAATATCGTAGTACACACCACCGTCTTCTATGTAGTATTTAAGATGCGTCCCCACACCAATAAGCCTGTCGGATTCTAATGTAAGCCAAGGCTTTAAAGCACGGGCAGAACCTATAAATTGGTTGTCACCCTTTTTTGCCCAACCACCTATTTTCTCTGGGTAACCGACACGAAATCGTATTTTATCTCCGTCACTCCAACCGTTTTCGTTGGCATAATCAGGAAGTTCTGTGTTTATTCCGGGTCTAAATTCAAGTTTCTGTAAAACCATTTTTCACCTAGTTTATTGTTAGTGTATAAGTACCTGCTGTACTATAAGTGACTGAACTACTACCTGCTGGGGTTATTACTACGCGACCATCTCCGCCTTTGCCTCCACTATAATTAAAAGGAGTGCCTACGCCACCTGCCCCAACAACTATTGTAATCGTTGTTCCGGGCAAAAGAGTAACGGTCCCAGAGCCTGTAGATGATGCACCTCCACCTGAACCTGCTCCACCACTGCTGTCAAGAAAACCGGGTGTATCACCACCTGCACCGCCTCCACCTGCGCCAGAGCTAGGCGCATCACCATAAGTTGTAAATGATCCGCCTGAATTAGCTCCTCTACCATTAGGAAAACCTGTCCCACCTGCACCAACACTAGACGAAGCGCCTACTCGAGAAGAATGATCGTATGGAGAGACATTCCCATTTAAACCACCCAGTCCTCCAGCCTGAGATACGGTTGAAAACCCAGAGCCAGAGATAGAGGATGTGCCTCCACTTGCTGCTCTACCAGATCCATAACCGTTTTCTCGGCCCCATCCTCCTGCGCCACCGCCACCTAAAATGGTGTAGGTAAAAGTCGTAACATTCGACGTACCTCGAAAATCACTTATAGAGATAGGATTTCCTAGAGAAGGCACACCACTAGCAGCAGAATAATACTCTCTCAAACTTGCGGGGTTAGAACCACCAAATTCTCCCTGTATCTGACCTATACTTAGCGGGCCTGTGGTAGGTAAAGCCATTATGCACTTCCAAACGCTGTTACATCACCCTCAGCTACTGTTGCTCCTGTAGATGTTATCTTAAACCTATTGGTTCCACTGTATGCAAATTTTAACTCGCTTCCTGACTCGGTAATAGTCCAATTACCCAAAGATATTGTATTTGCTTTAACTTCACCGCTAGCCCCATAAACAATAGCCTTTGAAGCAACAACGGTATTTGCTTGTGCGCCATCTAGTAAGTTTAAATCAGCGGCTTCTAGAGTAGTGGTTATGCCATCAAGCACATTAAGTTCAGCAGCAGTTGATGTTACGAGAACTCCGTTCTGTTTAAGCTGACCTAATTCAGAACTAAGTGACAGGTTTACAACATTATTATTTCCGTCTGCATATATAATAGCAAAAGAACCCGTAGCTACGTTTGCTGTAGTTGCACCAGAACCCTGAGAGAATGTAACTGTTTTGGTTGCATCATTTTTTACATAATAAACTTTCTGTGCGTCTGCAGGAAGTATGGTGATAGTATGAGCCGCTGCTAAAGTGCCGCTACAAAGAAGAACTTTGTTTTGTCCGTCTGATGTAGCACCATTGCTTGTTGTAAGATTGCTGGATGTTCCTACAAGACTTAAAGAAACAACACCATTGATAGCTCGATCAATTATGTCACTGTTCGTATTTACAGTGATACCCCAGCTTCCAGCTTGCTCACCACTGGCAGGTTTTTCTATACCTGTGTTTGTTGTAAATGTACTGGGCATGCTATGCTCCTATGCTGCTACGTCTAAATCTGTCCATACAAGTTCTGGTTCTTCAGTTAAATCAACCTCAGTATACACATCATCCACTGGAACGTCTATAACCAAGGCTGAGTATGGGTCTACAGGCACTCCTATTAAGTCTACTGGTGTATAATGTCTAGTTGTGCCGACCACACCAAGGCCAGAGACGCCAGTTACTTGTACTGAAGCGATACCTACTATTGATGCACTTCCTACGCCACCAGTAGCGCCTACGCCTGTAACATCTACACTTGAAACTGGATTGACTGAAGAAGTAGCACCCGTTGCGCTTACGCCTGTGACTGCTGTATTTGCGTTTGCTGCTACAACGATAGACCCGACATTAGCGCTACCCTGCAGTCCTGTTGCAGGTATACTGGCTGCGCCAACTATAGTTACGTCATTCGTAGAACTGTTGGCTGCTATGCCTGTCACAGACACGTCTACAGCTATGCTTGCAGTGGCTGCTCCTACAGAGGCCGTAGCACTCACACCTGTGACATCAATCTCAGTATCTGCAAGTATGACTGGAGAGCCTACAGAAACAGTAGCCTCAAGACCCGTTGCAGGGACGTTTGCCAAGCCTTCGACAGTGACAGAACCAGAAGTTGTATTAGATGATACGCCTGTTACGGAAACAATCGTCTGGTTAGCTGTTGTGACTGAGCCTATGCCTGTAGTTGCTTCGAGACCCGATACTGATGCTTGATTAGGTAGGCTTGCTATTGCCGAGCCTACAGAGCCAGTGGCTGCAACGCCTGTGGCACTAGTATTACCAATGCCTGTAACGGTAAGAGTTCCAACTCCACCTGTAGAGCCAAGACCTGTCTGTGGTGTATCTACAGCACCTGTTACCGTAGTAGCGGCTGTAGAGGCTGTCGCGCTTAACCCAGTAACAGAGACAGTAACCGGAACGACTACTCCTGCCTGATCATCAGCTATCGGAGCCGATGCTACTGGGTGAAAGCCAAACATCTAAGTGTTCCTACGACTCTCTTGCGGCTACCCAGTCAGAAACCATCTTTTTGACTTCATCGGTAGTCATTTCTACGTCATCTTTGCTAGGATCATCACTCGGCTTTGTAAAAGCATTATCGCTATGTATTGCTAAAACTCTAGTCTCTAGCTCTGTCGCTGTAAGCTCTGTAACTGTATCTGGAATATAGTATTCTCTATCAGCCTCATCTGGAGACCAACCGATTCTGGTGTGATCTGATTTACCCCAGTATCCACCATCTTCTATCCACTCAGGAGTTCTCATACCCCCTGCAGTCATATGCATTTTGTATTCAAGTATCATCTTTTTTCTCCGTTTTTTCTAGTCTTAACATATATTCGGGGTTCAGAAAATCTGATTTACCAAATATTCTTTCGGCAGTTTTATCTGCATTCTTATAATACTTATCCGCCATTAGATCCATAAACTCCTCTAAATCATTAGAATGAGGTAAATCATGGTTTTTTATCTTCTGTGCAGTGTGCTGTATGTACCCAGACACTTCAGTCATAGCTACCTGTGGGTGAACACCATATTGCTGCATGTATTCTATCGTTGAGGTAGAAACCCTGCCGCCATCCATCAGGTTTCGGTACATAAGCTCAAAGCCACGGCGCACATGATGGCGCTTCTCTTCTCTCTCGAAAGACTCTTCATCCCACTCGTCTATATCCCACTTCTCTTTTATGTTCTCGTAGCTATCAATAAGCACTGCTATATCTTTGATAGAGCCGTTTATCTTATGCTCCATCATTGTCAGGCCATGACGAGCTGCTTTAAGCTTTGCTTCAGAAACAATGTCATCCTCTTCTTCGAGGTCTAATATTTCTACACGTTTCTCAGCATGTGATACTTGTGCTTCTGCAAGTGCCATCTTACGCTTTTCTACTTCTGCGGTAATCTGTCGAAGCATACGCATAGGAGAGTGACCGTTGAGCATAGTAAGTGTCATCATAGACAGGGTTGTCGCTGAGTTATTACGATCAAAAGCTCTGGTTGCCTGATCTATCTCTGGTAACTTCTCTGCCACCCGCGCAGCAGCTACCTGATTGATATTTTCAGATGACTCTATAGGCAACGAAAATGTTATTGGTTTCGTTACTACATTAGTCTTCTTTTTAGTTTTAGTCTTTCCCATTTTTTTCTCCTTTAAGACGCATTACCCGAACTTGCTCCCATTTTCACTCTGCTTTCCAGTATATCTCCAAAATCAGTAGCATTGGCGGGAGTTTGAATTGTAAATTTATCCATATCAACTCCAGAAATATGAATACCTATTGTGCTGTTACTAGTACAAGCTTTAGCGTTGGATGCTGTTAATAAATCACCAAAGTCAGTTCCATTGCCTGTGGTTTGAATAGTTATATATTCCATGTTTTTATAACTCTGTGCGGATGAACCTCCACAAAAAACACCTCTGGTCGCATCTGAACAAGCTGTATTTCGGCTAACAGCAAGCAACAGATCGCCAAAGTCGGTTCCATTGCCGGGAGTTGCTATCGTAAAATAGTCTATTGTATTGGTGGTACTGCCTCCAATGCCACCCCCAAAAACAGCTCTTGTTGCGTCTGCTACTCCACCTCCATGCATACCCTGACCTACCCCAGTAAGATCACCAAAGTCTGTGGCGTTACCGGTATTAGCTACTGTTACATAATCAACTATATTACCATATCCAGAAGTGCTATAACCACCTGCATTGAGAAGTCTTGTTCCATTACTAGCAGCGGCGACTACATTTCTACCTACCGTTAGGTCGCCAAAATCTGTACAGTTGCCGGGAGTTGATGGAGTAACGTAGTCCATAACGGGGCTTCTGTTTGGAGCAGAGCTAGAATATCCACCAGAAAAAATAGCTCTAGTAGAAGAACCACCTGCACTATGATGCGTTCTATCTACCGTCATGTCGCCAAAGTTTGCGGAGTTACCCCCACTTCCGCTTATATCAAAGTAAAGGAGGTCATTATAGCTAGAACCTGTACCTGATACAATACCTCTATCACCGCCCCAAGCAATTCCTGCGGGAGCAGTATATACACCAAGTTCTTTAAACCCACCGTCCATATACCTGTATAGTTTATCGTTACCAGTGTCCCACCAGTAATCTCCATTGTTAGGGGAAGATGGCTCTGAACCACTAGCAGTATATCCTTGTTCTGCTAAAATACCGCCCACTTTAAGTTTGTTAGGTAAGTCAACAGCATCTGTAGGAAGATCGCCAAATATTTCGTCTACTTTAATTGTACTCATGAAGCTGATCCTGATGTCGCGTCAATATATTGGGATATACTTTGCATGTCTCCATGATCAGTAGCATTTGCGGGAGTTTGGATAGTCACTCTTTCTATTACATTTATAAGGTATGGGCTACTAGAAGTGGCATAACCTCCTATAAAAGTACCATAAGTACCATCTGATGCCGAGCCATGTCTACATCGAGCAGTTAGGTCTCCAAAATCAGTTCCATTACCTGCGGTTTGAGTGGTAAAATAAGTTATATGGTTTAAAAAAGGTGCGCTACTTATCCCACCCGAAGTCAGACCTCTTGTAGTATCAGCACAAGAAGCATGTTCAAAAGAGTGTGCAGTGATTTGAGTTCCAAAGTTAGTTGCATTTCCCGGAGTAGCAATAGACACATATTCTATATCGTTCTTAGATGTGTCTGTACCTTGAACGTACACAGCGCGGGTAGCATCGTTAAAAGCAGAACCTCCCGCATCGGCGGCGGTGAGATCTCCAAAGTCGGTAGCGTTACCTGTGTTAGCTATTGTAATATAATCAATAATATTACCACTTCCACCACCATGTAGATTCCCTCCCATAAACAAACCGTAGGTATCGTTGCCAGCAGATGCAAGTGAATCCCTGCTACTCGCACCAGTGCTACTAAAAGGGTATGTGGTTAAATCACCAAAGTCAGTAGCATTTCCTATTGTTGCAGTAGTTATGTAGTCTATTGTGTTGTACGCAGTTGAGCTAACTTTACCTCCTGCAAATACAGCTCTAGTTCCGTTACTCACTCCTGCTCCATCTTCCCTAGCTTGAGTTAGATCTCCAAAATCAGCAGCGTTACTTGAGCTTGATATATCAAAGTAGTCTATTTCACGATCATATGGAGAAGGGTAGTTAAAGCGTCCTATATAAACAGCCCTAGATCCACCCCAAGTAAAAGCAGGGGCAGTTGTACCCAACCAGTCCTTCCACTCTCCATTAATATAAACTTTATATACACTGTTGGTTGTGTCTAACCACGCATCTCCATTCGATGGACTAGAAGGTTCATTTGCACCTTCTGTATGCTTATGAGGACTTAGACCACTGTCAGATCCTGCTATGTTAAAACCATTGGTAAAGTCAGGCGCACCTGTCCCTGCCCTGTCTGTGAGTGTCTCTATGCCCGCAACATCACTCATGATGGGTTTCCTGAAAATGCGGTGTGATTATGTGTCGTTTCTAAAAGATCTCCAAGATCTGTAGCATTACCCAAAGTTTGGATAGTTACATACTCTATGATATTTAACTTACCACTTCCATTACCTGCGGTATCACCACCACAAAAAGCACCTCTAGTTTCATTAGGACATGCATGAACTCTCATTCTGTTTCCAGAAAGGTCTCCAAAGTCTGCTGCGTTGGCCAAAGTTTGTATGGTAACGTAATCTATAGTCTTTATTTTTGTAGTAGCTCCATCAGGAGTACCGCCCCCAAATAGACCCCTCGTAGCATCTGCACATGCTCCCGACTGTCCTCTTGTTGTAGTTCCATTTCCAAAATCTGAAGCATTTCCTGCACTGGCAGTGCTATAATAATCTATTCGATTGGTATATGTGATAGACCCTTCGATACCACCGTGGACAATAGCTCTTGTTAAGTCACTGCAAGAAGCACTAAGCCACATTGTACCATTAAGATCTCCCCAATCAGCGGCGTTACCAGTAGTTGCAATGGTTACATATTGTATTTCATTTATTGGGCCGGGATACCCACCATTTACAAACGCTTTTGTACCATCAGAACATGCCGTGGAATAAAAAACGCCAGTGTTTAAATCGCCAAAATCAACAGCATTTCCGGGGGTAGCTATGGTAATGTAGTCTATAACATTTGTACCACCTTGGCCACCCATAGTTAAACCTCTTGCAGAACTGCTAGCTCCTTGCGTAAGCTCTCTTGTTACTGTTAGATCACCAAAGTCTTGAGAGTTGCCCGCTGTAGTAATGTCAAAATATTGAATGACATTTGATCTTGATATAGTAGGTGTTTCACCTCCTGATACAATACCTCGATCACCACTCCAAGCATTACCAGAAGGAGCAGCTATAGTTAGTTCTTTAAACTCACCATTAATATATCGATAAAGTTTGTCATTACTGCTGTCCCACCAGAAGTCACCTGTTGAAGGGCTACTAGGTTCAGTACCAGAGGCAGTATATCCTTGAACAATACTATCTCCACCTATCTTGAAGTTATTGGGCAGGTTAATTGCATTGCTTCTATTCTTTATTGTGTCGACTTTTATTGTACTCATGATGCTGCTCCTGAAACTCCCGCACAATAATCTTGATTGCTTGTTAAGTCACCAAAATCTGTGGCGTTTCCGGGAGAGCTAATTGTAACGTATTGTATGACGTTCTGATCTCCAGTACCATCGTTAGACCTACCTCCTATACAGACTCCACGGGAATTTGATGCGTTCGATGCTTGTCCATTATAAGCTATAGTTTTGATAAGATCACCAAAATCTGAAGAATTACCTGCTGTTGCTATAGTTAATTTGTCTATATTAGTATTCCAAGTACTGCTTGCTCTATTACCACCCATCAAAAGACCTGTAGTATTATCACTACATACTCCATTCCCACCTCCATAGTGATTTTCAGTTAGGTCACCAATGTCTGTAGCATTTCCTAGTGTTCCCATAGTAATTTTATCCATTATGTTAGTGCCAGCCGTAGTATAGCCTCCCAAAAATATACCATGTGTAAGATCGTTAGTAGAACTAAGAAAATATCTTCCAGCAGTTAAATCACCAAAGTCGGAAGCATTTCCCGCTGTTTGTATTGTTACATACTGTATTACATTATTACTAGAGGAATCACCTCCTCCAACTATGGCTTTGGTGGCATCAGAAACAGACGCTGCGTAAGAACGAGTTTGATCTAGATCTCCAAAATCAACAGTATTTCCCAATGTTGCAAAGGCCCAGTACTGAATAGTATTTTGATTGAGTCCACCCAATAACAAACCTCTACTACCATCACCTGCAGCAGTTCCTCTCCGTACACCAGAAAGAAGATCGCCAAAGTCTGTTGCATTGCCAGATGTAACAGAAAGATCAAAATAATCCATCTCTGCTCTACCTGCGATATCGCCTTCTCCACCTAGACGCATACCTCTAGTACCCCACCAAGAGGCACTAACAGCAGAAGTGCCTAGCCAATCTTTCCAAGCGTTGTCCATGTAAACTTTATAAACGGTGTTCTCGGTATCCCACCAAGTGTCTCCGTTGCTAGGACTGCTTGGCTCTGTGTCTCCCTCTGTGTGCGTGAAAGGATTTATGCCACTGTCAGATCCTGCAAAGTTTACGCCGTTTGTAAAATTAGGAGCGCCTGTACCCGCTCTGTCTGTAATCGTTATTATTCTGTCTACTTCACTCATTGCTAGTCTCCTGACATTGAGGTATGTTCCCACCTCTCCAAGGTCATATCACCATAATCTGTTGCATTTCCGGGAGTTTGAACAGTCACATAATCTATAACATTAATTCTAGCAGCAGTTTCTTCGTAACCACCTGAAATTAATGCTCTGGTTGTATCGGCGCAACAAGCTGCGCGAACTATAGCGTTACTCGCATCACCAAAATCAGTTCCGTTCCCTGCGGTTTGGATCGTTATGTATTCTATATTATTGTAACGATTGCTACCATCCCAACCGCCTACAAATATACCTCTTGTAGCATCATTTGTACCGGCCATCTGGCCTCTTGCCGAAGATAGGTCTCCGAAGTCAGTGGCGTTTCCGGGTGAGGCTGTAGTTATATATTCTATTTTATTTTCATAACCGCTGTTGTTAGTCTCTCCTACAGCACAAACGGATCTTGTAGCATCGCTGCAGGAAGCATTATAGCTACTATTGACAGTCATATCACCAAAGTCTGTAGAATTACCTGTTGTGGCAATAACAGTTTGCATTATAGTATTATGGTAAGTAGGAGAAACGCCGTACCTTGTTCCAGCCCATGTTAAAGCCCTAGTGCCATCAGAACATGACGTGTGATTATAAAGACCAAAAATTAAATTACCAAAATCGGTAGCATTTCCTGTGGTTCCTATAGTTATGTAATCTATTGTGTCGAAAGTAGCGGTGGGCAAGCCCCCAAGAAATAAACCTCTAGTTTTATTGCTACCAGATGTTATACGATCCCTTGCTATTGTCAAATCACCAAAATCAACAGCGTTTCCTGTTGTTTGAATAGCGCTGTAATCAATGGCATTGCTTCGCGCTCCACTGACGTTATAATCTCCCCCTCCAAAAATAGCTCTACTACCACTCCAAGGGTTACCAGATGCTGCAGAAGCGTTTAGCTCAATCTCTTTAAACTCACCGTTTATATAAACAAAAACTTTATCGTTACCACTGTCCCACCACAAAGCCCCATTTTTAGGGTTACTAGGCTCTGTAGCAGAAGATGTATATTCGTGTGTGTTTAGTGTGCTTATGGCGGCGTTACTGCCTACAGTTGGTTGAACAGGCAAATTTGGTTTACCTGATCCTGCTGCGTTGGTTATGTTATCTACTTTTAATTCTGTCATGATGCTGCTCCTGATAAAGCTCCACCTTGATACCTACCAGTTGATAGATCTCCAAAATCGGTGGCATTTCCTGTTGTAGCTATAGTAACTTTTTGTATTACATTTGAACTTCCGCTACTACCGCTACCACCAAAGAAAACACCTATAGTTGCATTATTGGTTCCGCTCACGTTGTAGGCTCCAGCAAGTAGATCGCCAAAATCTGTAGCATTTCCAGTGCTGGAAATAGTTATATAGTCTATTACATTACTAAAACTTCCAGTGTAACCCCCTGCAAATAAACCTCTTCCTTCTGCACTAGAACAACCTGCATTACCGGCCCATCTTGCTACCGTTAAGTCTCCAAAGTCTGTAGCATTACCCGGGGTGTCCATTGTCCAATAATCTAAAACATTACTATTACTGCTAGGTAATTGTCCACCACCCCTAACTCCACGAGTTGCATCTCCAACAAACACCGGGATCTCTATTGTTTCAGTAAGATCACCAAAATCAGTACCGTTGCCGGGGGTGGCAATAGTAACATACTCTATAACATTACTTTTAGAAGAAACGTTGTAAGCACCGCCACCATATGTACATCTGCTTCCATTAGAATTTGCGCCTATAAATCTCATATTGGCTGTGGTGTCGCCAAAATCTGTAGCATTAGCAGCGGTTGAGGTTGTAACCTTATCAATAGTATTTGTAAAATCAACGCCATCACCAAGATAATTGTCTTGTTCACCTGCAATCATAAGACCTGTTGATCCATCTGACGCACCATCAAGAGATTTTCTCTTTGTGGTTAAATTTCCAAAATCTGTAGCGTTACCTGCGGAAGTTATGTTTATCTGCTCTATTTGATCGTCTGGGTTATTAGAACTAGTACGTCCACCAAAAAACAAACCTCTATCCCCATACCAAGCACTAGATGGATAAGCAGTATTTAAAGTTATCTCTTTGAACTCGCCGTTTATGTAGACCTTTACTTTACTGTTGGCGCTGTCCCACCAGATAGCTCCGTTTTTAGGGCTACTTGGTTCTGTTCCTGACGATGTGTAAGAATGAGTGTTTAAAGTGCTTAAAGCAGATCCACCAGAATGCGTGGGGCTGACAGGAAAGTTAGGCTTACCTGTCCCCGCTAAA